GCTAGAAAACCTTTTGGTAGAAGGGTGTTACTTCCAACGGAGGCAGATCTGTGTAACCTCCTTGGAATAACAGAAGAAGAGTATTGGCAATTTGTTGAACAGGTAGCAGCTAAATCAAAAGAAAGACCAAAAGGCTATGAGCATATTCCAGATATTACATGTGACCCTATTACAGCCTTATTTCTTACAAAAGCAGGAGCACTAACTCTTTTTGGACAAATTGCAGTTGGTATTGCTCTAACTTATATTGCGTACCTTTTAACACCTAAGCCAGATACAAGCCAAGGTTCAAATAGAAGAACTGCTGATATTGGTGGTACAAGAAGGTTTGCCCCTCAATTTAGTTTTAACAGTGTCCAAGATTTAGCAAATTTAGGTGATATTATTCCCCTTATTTTTGCTAAGCGTGAGGGTGATTTAGGAGGAGTAAGAGTAAATTCTCAGCTCGTATGGTCACAAATAGTAAGTTTAGGTACTTATCAACAACTAAAAATATTAGGAATGTTTTCTTTAGGCGAATTATACGAAGCTCCAGCGTTTGAAGGATATGCAATTGGAGATTTGTTGCTACATAACTACAACGAGAAGAAGATAAAATTGGTCAATAATAATATTCCTTTTATAAAAAGAGGAAGTGTAAGTAACAAAGAGAAGTTTAAAATCGATAATCAAGAATACTTTTCAGGAACAAGAAACCCCACTACACAAGCAACATTTGGTCTGTGTAATCCTGTTCCTAATGCTACTTATTTTAGATTGCCCTACGAACTGGTTCGTATAGCAACAAGTTTAGATGATGATACAGTTCCACCTGCAAGACAAGCACTTGCTAAAAGAAGAAAGAACTTAGGTAAATGGCCCGCAAGAGCAGGGGTTACAAGAGTTGAAAACATTGGATCTGCTAATGCAGCTCAAATTAAACTAGGTAATACAGATGTACCTAAAGGTGCAAAAATCTTTTATCAAGTAATAGGAGGAGGTTCCGTTGGTGATAATAGAGCTTATCAAAAGGACTGGAAAACTAAAATAGGTAATGACCCTGGTTATATGGAGCATGGAGTTGCCGATGTTGATTCTATAAGTCAGACAATGCGAGAAAAGGCTGATACTGATATTTCTTATGGTGAACAATATATGCTTGGGACGGCTTTAGTTAGATGTGAAGCTGCTAGTGAAGTCCCTTGGGAAAATGGAGTAAGTGACAAGTCTTACGAGTTTGTTGTTCTCGAAAAAGGAAGAATACAATGTACGCCAAATCCGCATTTATCAACTCATATTAACAATCCAAAATGGTATGACAATACTGGTGATTATTTTCAACTTTACGCTAGAAATGATAAATTTTACTATCAACAATATGAAGATGATTTAAACAATCCAACAACAACATATACATTTCAAAAGGCTGTTGTTGGAACAGTTTCTGATAATAGAAACTGCGACATAACGGAAATAGGACTTAAGTCTAAGGTATTTAAACAAATATCTTTTCCAAATGTAAATAGTAAACCAACTGAAGCGGCCTTAGATAGTATTTACAACGGAAAGTCAAGTTTACAATTGGGTAATGTTAATAAGTACATTACGAGGTATAGCTTCTTCAAGCTTCAGATAAGACGAGTGGGTCTATCTAGTGTTCCTGACTGGCAAGATGTTATCCCCAAGCCTTCTGAAGTCTCAGGACATAGTGGTCTTTTTTGTGTAAAAGGAAGCAGTCCTGAGCTTCAGTACAATTACATAAGAATCGAACATCCTGCATATCAATATGAATATAGATTTCTACCTTGGTCTGGTACAGATGTTATTAAAAAAGTTATTAATAGCACCAGTATAAAAGTTAGTCTTTTAAACAGTAATAATGCTATTGACGACACCAAATTAAAGAGTTTTACTTCTACAATATCTAGTATTATTGTTAAATTTGCAGGAAATAAGGAGCTTAGTTTAACAAAAGAAGATTTAAGTAATCCAGAGTGGAATTTAGGAAATTCAGATACAACTAATCCTAATGATCCTGCATATACGGGATCAACATCAAGAGTATCTACTTTTTACAAAATTAAAAAACTAATTACGGATAATCAATACAGTAGTGATAGTAATGCTTCTGAAATTAGATATGCAGGTGAAGTTCAAACTCAATGGACAAGATACTATAGCCCTAAAGGAACAAGTGTTTATAGAGCAGGAAATTCAGGATCGTATAGCACTGTTAGTTATGTCTCAGGGGAAAACCATACTTTGATTCTAAGGTCAGGGCTTCTGTTTAATTTATATATAAATCCCGATCATGTTACAGAGAACGAAGAACAGAAAGACGGCCCTGCATGGGGAAATGTTGTTGTTGGTGCGTATGAGGAAGAGGATGAACAATCTGTATTTGGTGGGAATACAGTTGGTAAGACTGTAACTGGAGTTGCATTTCATTACACCAATAAAGAAACTGAAAGAGCAGGTAAATACTATCCAGTTATAGATCCCACAATTCCTGGTTCTGGACAGGATTCTAGCGATCCAGGTTACGGGCATCCTATTACTGCTGACTATCCCAAAGGAAGACCAAGTGTATATTATGTACGTCAGGTAGAGACTGTTCGTGTAGATGCTCCTCAAGTAACTTTAAATGATGGAACTACTTTTCCAAGAGAGGTTACTTTAACTTCTACTTCTCCAGCTAACGGGGCAAAGGTAATACTGAATCTTTGGTATAAAAGTTCTACTAATCAAACTTATGCTGAATGGTCATACATTGCTGGTACGGGTAGTTATTTCTTTAATGGAGTTCGGGTAGTAATTCCGAAAATTTATCTTCAAGGTATTTCCAGCACATCTGGAACTGAGATTTTCCCTGGTGAAACCATGACAGTTGTTGTTGATGGATTTATACGTGTACCTGTTGAAGGTACTGAATTAAATCCTTATGATGCTGCTGCTGATTATTGGATATTTGATGGGGATAAATCAAGCCATTTAGAAGGTCCAGAGCATGAAATTGTTTACTGTAATGAAATAGTAAAAGATACAAGTTCTAACTATGAAAATTTAGCTTATGCAGCTTTATCCGTTAGTAGTTCAAAGGAATGGACAAGTTTTACCCAATTTTCTGCTTACATTAAAAACGGAATTAAAATACATCGTTTGATAGAAGGTTCAGACGGTCCAACACATTTATTTCCAGATATTGCATACGCATTATTAACAAATGAAACATTAGGAGCTGGAGCAGTTATTAATACAAACTCTGTAGACGAAGTAAACATGAAAAAAGCAGCAGAATTTTGTAAGGGAAATAAATTCTTTTGGGATGGGATGATTTCAAATAGAGTTAATTTAAGAAATTTTATATTTGAGCAATCTACTTATTGTCTATTAGATTTTACAATTGTTGGAGGTAAATTTAGTTTAAGACCTTCTGTTCCATACAGAACAAGTGATTACACGATAGACCATAATCAAACTATTAAAATTAGTGCGTTATTTACGGATGGCAATATAAATGATCTAAGCATATCTTTTATTTCTTCAGATGATAGACAAGCATTTCAGGCAAATGTTTTGTACAGAAAAGAGACAGAAAATGGATTCCCAGAAACAAAGTCAACTGTAGTAAGACTTGCTGGATCTGCACACGAAAATGACCCTGTAGAAACCTTTGATTTGAGTGGTTTTTGCACAAGTGAACAACATGCTAAAACTTTTGGAAAGTACGTTATAAGTTCCAGACAATTAACAACGCATGTAGTTAGTTTTAAGACAGCTCCTCATTACATAGAAGGTTTACAACCAGGAGATTACATAAGGGTTTATTCAACAACTCAGCATACAGATAGATTTGAAAACGGGGCTATTCTTGATGGAGGCAAAGTAGTAAGTAAAGATCCAATTACAGGTACAAATAGTTTTTACTACTGGGATCCAAATAAAACAAACGGTGTTGATCTTGCCGTAAATGTTAATTTCAATAGTTCAAGTGCGTTAGAAAGTTACGCTGGTTCGTTATTTACAATTCGAAAAGCAGATAAAACCAACCAGTGCTACAAGGTGGAGAGTATTACGTTTGGAGATGATGGATTAATTGAACTATCGGGATCTCATGTGCCTTTAATTGATGTAGGTAATGGAAAAGACGGAAGGTTAGCTATATTGGATGGGTGGAATAGTAACGGACGTTTCGCTTAAAACACAATGGCAACAGGAGCACAAGCTTTTCCAGATTTAACTCCTTCAGGAAGAACATATAAACCTGGAGAAATTCCTATGTCTGAATTTGTCTCCTTAGACGGAGTTAAAACTCATTTGCGTTACGGAAATAAAAGGACAGATGCAACCCTTTCTTTGTCTTTTTCCAACTTAAATGATGAAGAAGCTGGCTGGATATTGGATCATTATCGTATTGTTACCCAAAATTGGCAGAGTGCTACTGAAAAGACTAGATGGGTTACTTTCTCCAATGATGGGATGCTTAAGGGTGTGAAAGGTTCAACTTCAGTAGCAAAGGCAGGAGGAGGTTATTCAAGTGATCTTCGTGCCCATATAAATTCAGGTAGTGGAGGCACAGATGGAGCTCTTAGGTGGAGGTATTCTTCGGCACCAACTGTAACTAGCGTGTTTCCAGGAATTAGTAATGTTAGTTGTAGTTTTGTCGCTTGTCTCGATTCACCGTAGAATAAACGCAATGTTTTTAATTTAGGGCTGTGGGACGTTATTTCAGTGGTAAGGATGGAAAGCTATTAGTAGGTGGCACTACTGTAGGCCAACTACAGAACTGGAGTTTTTCTCAATCAATGTCTATCCTTGAAATCACCGCAATGGGTGATACAGATAGAACTATTAAGCCAGGGGTCAGAAGCTATTCAGGTAGTGCAAGAGCTTATTACTATACAAGTACTTCTACCTCTGCCCCTAACGTAACTAGTTTATTGGCAGCAGCTTTAAAAAGTAGTGGTACTGATTCAAGTGTTGTTCAGCTAGTACTTAGAATGGAGGAAGTAGCAGATTCGGCTACAAATGCGAGGGACATTACGTTTAACGCTTATATCACATCAGTTTCTATGAGTAGTTCTGTAGGAGAGATTTCTTCTGTTGATTTTAATTGGGAAGCAGACGGAGCACCAGTCAGTGACACTATTACTACTTAATTGTGGCTGTTTATTTTGGACAAAGTGGTGAAGTAGAGATTCGTAGAGATACGTTATTATCTTCTTTTCAGACCACACTAGATCCCCATGATGTAAACACATCAACCAAAAGGTTTTCAGTTGATAGGTCTTCTGGATCGTTGATTACTGGAGATCGTGTAGAGATTGCAACAGTCGATAAAAGTACTTTAGAACTTGTTAGTGGTCATAATCATCCAGACGGAAATTGGTATGTTTATGTAGATAAGATGGGCGGAATAAGATTATTTGATACGTTTGCGGCTGCCATAACGGGAAAACAGTTAGATGCTCTAACGCTTGTTACTCCTAGTGCTTCAAAAGATGTCACCCTAAAAACAGTCAACTCTCGGTACAGACATTTAGCAAGAGTACAAGACTTTGAAATCACTACGAATAGAGATCAAATAGATTTAACACCTTTAGGTGCCCAGTTTAAAAAGCAGTACGAAGCAGGACTGATTAGTGGTCAAGGAACTCTGAGTTGCTTATGGGAACACAGTTCAGACCTAGCTGATAATACTACTGCTCAAGATCCAGAGTTTCCTTTCTATCTTGCTCAATTAATTATTCGACTTCAGCAAGGAGCTGACTTTGACGGACGTTTTTACATATATAAATCAAGTGCAACTTCTTTACATACAGTGTGGTATGAAGCTAGTTGTGTAGTAACAAATGTTGCTGTTAGTGTTTCTGCGAGCCAAGAAATAACAACAAGAATTGAATTTATAACGAATGACGTAATCACTTTAAATACAGGAGCAACACCTGGGTACTTGTTACAGGAAGATGAATATAAGATTCTCCAAGAAGATCAAAGTCCCATATTGCTCGATCAGCCGTAATATATGTCTATTGGTTCTTAGTTAAGGGAAATGCCTGATCTTGAAATTAGTAATCTGCCTTCGTTAGCAGAAGCAGGTATAGCAGCGACAGACCCACTAGCCATTGCAGACCTGAGTGCTAGTGAAACAAAGAAGGTAACAGTAAAGGATCTTATTGAAGCTGGTGTTGCTCTAATTGATGCAGGTTCTATTCCGTCTGCGAAAGTTGCAGCTCTTGGAACGAACCAAGTTGCAACAGGTTCAATAATTGATGGAGCAGTAACGAATGTAAAACTAGCTAATTCAAGTGTCTCGTTAGGCGGTATCTCAATATCTTTAGGTGGAACAGATGCTACTCCTGCATTTAACCTTGTAGATGCTACTGGGTACCCGACCTCCTCTTTAACGGGAACGATAACAAATGCACAGTTAGCAGGATCAATAGCCAATAGTAAACTTACTAATTCTTCTGTTTCCTTTGGAGGTATTTCATTAAGTCTTGGTGGAACGGATGCAACTCCAGCTTTTAACCTTACGGATGCAACGGGCTATAAAACAACAGAACTTGTAGGAACAATAACTAATGCTCAATTAGCGGGATCAATTGATATATCTAAACTTGTAGGCTCAACTGTTTCCCTTGGTGGTGTCTCAATTGCTCTTGGTGGGACAGACGCAACTCCAGCATTTAACTTAACGGATGCGACTGGATACCCAACATCTTCTCTTGTTGGGACTATAAGTAACGCTCAACTAGGGGGTTCAATTGCTAATGCAAAACTAGCCAATTCTTCTGTTTCTCTTGGTGGTGTATCAATAGCTTTAGGAGCGACAGATGCTACTCCTGCCTTCGATCTAACTGATGCCACAGGCTACCCAACATCTTCATTAGTTGGAACGATTACCAACGCACAGTTAGCGGGATCTATTGATGTTTCTAAACTTGCAGGAACAACAGCAATATCTTTAGGTGGAGTTTCCATAGCTTTAGGCGGAACGGACGCTACCCCAGCATTTAATCTTTCTGACGCTACAAATTATCCTACTGCCTCTTTATCAGGAACAATAACTAATGCACAATTAGCAGGATCAATTGCTAATTCTAAATTAGTTAATTCCTCTGTAAGTCTTGGAGGAATTACTGTTGCTTTAGGCGCTTCAGATGCTACCCCTGCTTTTGATTTAACAGATGCAACTGGGTATCCTACTTCATCCTTAGTTGGCACAATTACAAATGCACAATTAGCGGGATCTATAGCATCTTCTAAACTTGTTTCTTCTACTGTTTCTTTAGGAGGAATTACGGTAAGTCTTGGCGGTGCTGACGCTACACCCGCATTTGATTTACAAGATGCTACAGGTTATCCGACTACAGCATTGGCTGGAACAATTACTAATGCACAATTAGCAGGAAGTATTGCGGCCACTAAATTAGTTTCAGGAAGCATAACTTCAACTCAATTAGCGGCGAACTCTGTAACAGATTCGGAGCTTGCAAACAACGCTGTAGATACTGGAGCTGTTCAAAATGCAGCAATTACAAACGATAAGGTTGAGACATCAACTTCTGCTACTACAGGTTTAGATGGTGCGACAAAAATTAGAGATGCTTCTATCACAGCAGCAAAATTAAATACTTCTAATCTGGATCGTTCACTGAATGTAGCGAGTGGAAATCTTGGAATTAATAACGTAATAACAGCAGGAACTCGCTCTGGGATCACGTTTAATGCCCAAGGACTCATAACTTCAACCGTTGATCTTGCAGCTAGTGACTTACCAATAGCAACGACTTCAGCAGTTGGAGGTGTTTCAGTAGGGGCTGGCTTAAGTGTTACTAACGCTGGTGCGTTATCTGTTTCAAATAGCATTACCGCCAATACTTCTGGTGCAGTAAAGGTTACATACAATGCTCAAGGAGCAATTACAGGTAGTTCTTCTCTTGCTGCTGGAGATCTACCAACTGCTACTACGTCAGCTAAGGGTGCTGTACAAATAACATCTGGGGGAGGTTTATCTGTTGATGCTAGTGGTAACTTATCAACTTCTACAAGTGGAGTTAGTGCTGGTACTTATCAATCAGTTGTTGTAGATGCAAAAGGTGTAATTACTTCAGGTGCAGCATTAACGGCTGCATTGATTCCTGATCTTGCCGCTACTAAAATAACGAGTGGAAGTATAGACGCTGCAAGGATTGGAGCCGATACGATTGACGGTACGAAGTTAAGTAATTCATCAACAACAATATTTCAATCTATAGCTCAAAGTGGTTATCCTACTGCTCAGTTCTCAGGACAAATTCTCTTTGATACTGTCTCTGAAGATGCGTTCATTTGGGATGGAACAGCTTGGCAAGCAATAACCACGCTTACAAAAGGAAGTTTGGTTTACGGAGGTACATTTAACGCTACAACTTCCAAAATGGTGGCGGCGACCAGTGCAGGAATTGCGGCTGGACTTGTAGTTGGATCTAACTTACCTACAGCCAGCTCAAATACTGACGGCGTGTACGTCGTGGTTTCAACTGCTGGAACTCCCAGTTCTCCAGCACCTGTAGTCGCACTTTCACCTCCTGATTATATATTAGGCGTTACAAATACATCAGGTAGTAGTTGGAATGAGGTCGATTTATCGCAGACAGTTGCAGGTCAGGTTGCAAGCAATATCACCTTCACACCTTACGGTCAGTTAAGTTCAACTAACGTACAAGATGCACTTCAAGAATTAGAGACAGAAAAACTAGCACTTGCAGGTGGTACTGTTACAGGTCAGGTATTAATTGGTCATACTGGAAGTTTGGTATTTGAGGGGGCAACAGCAGATGCTTATGAGACAACATTAACAGTTGCCGATCCAACAACGTCTGATAAAACTATTACTTTGCCTAACGTAACTGGAACAGTAATTACAAGCGGAGATACAGATACTGTCACCAAAGATATGGTTGACGGAAGTTTGATAAATACAAACATAGCTGCTAATGCTGCTATTGCCTTTACAAAATTAGCCGCTTTAACTTCTGCTCAAATTCTTGTTGGTAACGGATCAAATGAAGCAACATCCGTTGCAGTTACAGGTGATATAAGTATAAATAATGCGGGGCTTACGGCTATTGCAACAGGCGTAATTGTTAACTCAGATATTTCTGGCTCGGCTGCAATAACTGGAAGTAAGGTCACTACAGGAACTACAAGTGCCGTTGGTGTTTTACAACTAACAAACTCAACATCAAGCACTAGCACAACAACTGCTGCCACTCCTGCTGCTGTTAAGACTTCTTATGACTTAGCTAATACAGCTAACACAACTGCCAACGCTGCTTTGCCTAAAGCTGGGGGCACACTGACTGGCAATCTAATAATTGACGATGAAAAAGAAATTAGATTTACAGAAGAAGATGCAAACGGAGCCAACTACATAGCTCTTAAAGCTCCAGCAGCTATTACTTCTGACGTTACCCTTACTCTTCCTTCATCAGCACCAACAGCTAACCAGGTGCTGAAGGCAAATTCCAGTACACCAACAACTCTTGAGTGGTCTACGGATACAACAAATACTGCGGCAGGTGATCTAACGGGAACAACTCTTGCTTCTAATGTAGTAGCAAGTTCCCTTACCTCTGTCGGCACACTTTCCTCTCTTAATGTAAGTGGAACAATTACAGGAGATGTAACTGGAGATCTAACAGGTAATGCAGATACAGCAACAAAACTTGCAACAGCTAGGGCAATAAACGGAGTTAACTTTGACGGTTCAGCAGCAATAACAGTAACTGCGGCTGCTGGAACATTATCTGGAGCGACATTAGCTAGTGGAGTAACAGCTAGTTCATTAACTTCGGTTGGGACACTTACAGGTTTAACAAGTAGTGGTGATATTAATCTGAACGCTCAAGCAGACCTTCGGTTTAAGGATGCTGATAGCTCTCATTATGTCGCTCTTCAATCTCCTGCTTCTGTTGCAAGCAGTTTTACTCTTACTCTCCCTTCGGCTGACGCTGCTGTTTCTGGCTATGTCTTAGCTAGTGATGGATCAGGAACTTTATCTTGGGTTGATCCAGGTTCAACATCATCACCAACATTTACAGGAGATGCAACTCTTACAAACGATGGTGCTTTAGTTGGTTTCTCAAATCTAAATGCAACTTATACAGGTAACGCAAAAACATTAACGGTCACAGTTGCAACTAAGACTGGAGCACATAGATACAACGGATCTGGATCAGGCTCTGGTTACAAGATTGACGGTAAAGAATCTCCTTTCCTAACTCTTACTCCAGGGCGTACTTACAAGTTTGACCAAGCAGATAGTTCTAACGCAACCCACCCACTTCGTTTTTATTTAGAGGCAGATAAGACAACTGCTTATACAACAGGCGTTACTACTAACGGTACTGCTGGTTCGTCTGGTGCTTATACGCAGATCGTTGTTTCAGATACAACTCCTTCTGTTCTTCATTATCAATGTTCTGCTCACCCTTTAATGGGTAATAGCGTTCAAACAAACAGCAATGTAGCTGCAAAGTTAGCAACCGCTAGAACGATTGGTGGTGTTTCATTTGACGGAACTGCAAATATAAACCTTCCTGGTGTTAACGCTTCTGGAACACAAGACACAAGTGGAACAGCAGCTTTAGCAACTCAATTTACGGTTACAGCCAACAACTCAACTGATGAAACTGTCTATCCATTATTTTCTGATGGAGCTACAGGATCACAGGGAGCAGAATCAGATACAGGATTAACTTATAATCCTTCAACTGGATTGCTTACAAGTACAAGTTTTGCAGGAAATTTAACAGGAAACGTAACAGGCAATGTTTCTGGAACGGCTGCAACAGTAACGGGTGCTGCTCAGACGGCAATTACTTCTGTAGGAACTTTAAGCTCATTAACGATTGCAGGTAATTTATTATTTACAGGTACTGGCATGGTTGATTTGCCTGTTGGTACAACTGGACAAAGACCTGCTGGTGCAAATACTGGAGCTTTAAGGTATAACTCATCACTTAATCAGTTTGAAGGATATGGGAATAGTGGATGGGGTGCTATTGGAGGCGGAGGTGGAGGTGCTACTGGAGGCGGAAGTGATGAAGTTTTTGTGGAAAACGAACTGCTTGTACAAACTAGTTACACAATTGGTAATGGAGATACAAAAAATGCAAGCGCAGTTGGTCCTTTGACTGTAAACTCAGGAGTAACGATTACAGTACCAGCAAACGCTCGTTTAATTGTCTGGTAATTTTTCGAGCTTGTCTTCTAAACACTTTTTAAACCCATGAGTTACGGCAGTATAAAAGTTGACACTCTCGTCTACAACAATTCAGGTAGCGATACAAGTATAGACTTGGGTGTCGTAGATGCAAATCAAGGCAACACTATCAAATCATCAGAGGGTGGAAGTAATCAAGCAGCTACTAAATTCTTAAGAGCGGATGGTGATGGAACCTGCTCATGGCAGACACCTTCTTATTTGACAGTCTTAGATGAAGACGATATGGGGAGCGATAGCGCGACCCTACCTCCAAGTCAACAATCAACTAAAGCTTATGTAGATTTAAAAGCAGATAAAAATAATACTGTTTTAACGGGAAATGCCACAATAAATGCTACTGGCGATTTTCGTTTTGCTGATGCAGATTCTAGTCATTATGTAGGTTTCCAAGCTCCTACAACAGTTTCAACAAGTGTTATTTGGACCCTTCCACAGGCTGACGGAAGTGCCTCGCAATATTTAAAAACTGATGGCTCAGGCGTTTTAAGTTTTGGAACTGTTGATTTAAGTGGCAAGGCAAGTCTTACTGGAGCAACTTTTACAGGAGCTGTTGTAGGAACTGACTTAACACTTTCTGGGAATCTTACTGTTAACGGCACTACGACCACGGTTGACACAACTAATTTAGATGTAGAAGACAAAAATATAACGATTGGTAAGGTTTCATCTCCTTCAGATTCAACGGCTGACGGAGGAGGTTTAACTCTTAAAGGAGCTACGGACAAAACTTGGAATTGGGTTAACTCAACTGACGCTTGGACTAGCTCAGAAAATATTCAAGTTGCGGCTGGTAAAGCTTTTATTGATGACAAAGGAGATCTAAGGGTTATTCCTCCGAGAACTGTTACTGGTGCTGCTGCAACATTAGTAGCTGCTGATTCAGGAAAAGTAGTTTCAACGAACACGACTGGTTGGACCGTACCAGCTTCAACTTTTGATCCTGGTGATACTGTCAGTCTTGTAAACAGGAGCGGCGGCAACTTAACTATCACTTGCAGTGCAATAACAATGTATAAGGCAGCAGACGGAACAACTATTACCTCTATTACTGTCGGTGCTAGAGGCTTTTGTACAATTTGGTTTGAATCAGCTTCTGTAGCTTATTTACAGGGTACTAATCTCTCTTAAGCATCATGCCTATACAACAGATACTTCTTGGATCTGGTGCTATTCCACCCGCAGCAGCTCCTACTAATCTAGATCTGTCGTTAGCTACAGCGACAACGATTACGGCAACGTACACCAACACAACTGATTGGGGAACTCCTACTTTTGGAATTGCTTATTCAACAACAAATGACGCTAACACAATAAAGACTTCAGGAACCGTTGTAACAGGAGCTTCAGGAAACAGTACAACTGTAACCACAGGAACCTTATCGGGAGATACTACTTATTATGTTTTGGCGTGGGCCAATAGCGGCTACTTTAAAGTATGGTCCTCCACTATCGTTAGCATCGCCACGTATCCTAGTGGTACTACAATAGGCTCCGCAGGAAGTACATATAATGCTACAAGCACTTCTGCGTGGGCTTATTATGCTGTTCCTACAGATAAGTCGATCTCTTTTTACGCAGTAGGTGGTTCTGGTGGATCTGGTGGATCTTGGAACTACAGTGGTTCACGAGGAGGTGCGAGTGGTTCTGCTGCTGCTAGTTATACTTTCGCTTCGGGAACATATGGAAGCACTATTCTGTTGCGTGGAGGAGCTGGTGGTGGTGGTGGCTACATTGGAGGAGGGCCTTACAATGCTTCTTCACATGGAGCTGGAGCATCAGCGTGGATGTATAAAGATACTTCAGGCAATTGGCAAGAAGTAGTAGTAGCGCCTGGTGGCGGAGGTGGATCGTCAGCGTGGAACCACTCCCCATTAAACGCTGGCGCTGGGGGACAAGCTACCAGCATCCAAACAAGCACTACATCTCAATATATAGGAGATGGTAGTAACGGCTCTAACGGTGGTAGTTCTGGTGGTAGTAACACAGCAGGTGTAAATGAAAGTTATTCCAATAGAAATGCTTATGGAAGTAATGGGGGATATGGTGGAAATGGTAGTGGTAGCAGCAGCAGAAAAACACAAACTACAGGAGGCCAGGCTAACTCTCCGTATGGAAAAGGAGGTAAGGCTTATTCGGATGAAGGATACGGAGCTGGCGGAGGTGGCGGAGGTGGATATAAAGGAGGAGCTGGAGGTGCTTACCAAAGAGGAGGATCTGGTGGCTCAGCCTTTAAGATGAATGGAGCAACACCTATATCTCAGGTCTTAACTGTTCATAGTGGTACTTACAATGGTGGAGGACATGGTACTGCTGGGTCTAACGGAACTAATGGCTCCTCAAGAATTGTAATTTCAAGCTAATAAGGCAAGCCACAGCTACACATTAACTATATAATTTGATAGCAATGTATTATTTTTATGTCTGACCGTAACTCTCTTGTCGCAGAAAAGGCAGGTTTAGTGAAACAAATCGAAGAAATAATTGAAAGTTATAATAAGCAAGCAGCAGAATTGCTAGGAGAACTACCTACAACAACGCAAGCCAGCATTGATCCCTTAAACGCAAGGATTCAGGAAATCAATTCCGAAATAGTTAAAAGTGTTGAGGCAGAAAATAGTGAAGCCTGTTCTGTATGATTAAAATTATTACTTGGATTAATTTTGCAGCCTTTGTATTAGGCATAGCAGGATTAGGTGGAGCGTTTATTTACAGATCAAAAATACTTGATGTTGTACTAAACGAAGTTAAAAAAGAACTTCCCTCTTTAGTTGGAGACTCTATGCCAAAGGTGCCTACTGTTCCACCCATGACTGGCCCTGTAACCCCTTTCAGATGATTCAGTTCAAGTCATTTAATGGCCTAACTTCTCTTGTTTTGGGAGGTGGTTTAATTGCTACGAACTTTATGAGCCTTAATCTTTTGGCTCGTAAAGATTCTGGCATACCTGACATCGCCAAGCTTTCTAGCACTCCTTATAGCTCAATCCAGATAAGGAGTGAAACTAAACCTGACGGTGCAGAGGCGTGGATGTTTAATTCTAAGCAACACGATCCAAAGCTAATTACAACAATAATTGATGATGAAAAGCCTACTTTTAGTGGCAAAGTTAAAAAGAGATATACACATAAGCAATCTGTTGCTCAATTTGCAATTTACCCTCAAGGAGCAGGAGGGAAACTTACAGAAGAACAAATAGCTTGTATAGAAAAAATGGCTCAAGGTAAATCAAATGGGATGATGATTGCTGACGCTGCTTCGGTTCAGGTGACACCAGCCATAGCAAGCGTTCCCATCGTAGGGCCAGTATTGGCGGGTATTTTCTTTGGTCAGGCTAGGAAACAAGTAGGAGATGTTGCGAGTGATGTCGCTGGCCAATGGAATGACTGCTAAATGGAAATAGAAGATATTTCTGTTAGAGAGATACCTGAAGCTTCGATAGACACAACAATAATTCCTACACCTAAAGCTGTATTACCTAACAACATAGGTTTTCCAGTTATCCAAATGCCTGGCTGTGTAAGGGCTAGGACGTTAAAAAATAAGAATTTAGTTACTAATGATCCTGCTGGAAATTTCTATGTATGTGACGGCAACGTACCAACGCTTGAAAGTATGACCGTTGACTGGGACGGGTTATCTGCCGTTGGACCTGTTAAAGCAGACGAGCCAGAATTAGTTCCACCCATTCCAAAGTTAAAAGGGAATAAGAGAAAGGAAGTGGAAAAAGAGGATAGCGAAGATAACGAGGAGGGAGATACCAATGTAGGTCAGCAAGATTCTAATATTCCAAATATTGATGGACAGTTTATTGCAGATATTTTACCCTGCCCACCTTTAGACACACTTGCTAAAACTCCTGTTGGTTCGTTAGGTAAAGGAGGACTTGCAAGAATTAAGGGATGGAGAAGAGATCCAGTTACAAATAAATGTGAAACGGTGTGGGAAGGTTTAAACCCACTAGAAATCGCAGGTAATTACGCTCCACAACCTACGGTTTTAGTCAATACATCTGTCATTGCAGTTACTTCAGTTATTGGTGTTACTGTTATTGGTCAACCTATTGCAAAGTTTTTTCAGAAACAAGTTAAAGGGCAGGTTAAAAGTTTTTCTAAGAAGATTACCAAGAAGCTTTTAGCTATTCGGGGGAAGAAACCTCCTGTAAAGTCCCTCGCTGAAAGGAAAAAGGAGCAGAGGTTGTTTCGGAAGTAGCTTCATTAACTTCAATACTATGAGTGTGATCGGGCAACGTATTAGGAGGATTCACAAGCCTTACATCTTCACAAACAACATAACTAGGACTGTCTTTTGCATAAACGACACCTAGTTTTAATTGCTCGGCACATACTTTTAAACGTCCCAAAGCGTAATCTAATTTTTTAGCTTTATAGGCTTGCTCTAAATAATCTATTCGTGTCCTTTGTGCTCTTACGCAATTATTAGTCATGCGTTTATCTAGTGGAACGGCAATCGTAGCTGTAATACCATAATTAAAACTTAAGTTATTCTCAGCCTGTCCAGTCCTAACTTTTTTCTGATAAAGAACCCCACCTGGATTTATTAAATTACCAGCATCATCTGTACTGTCATCATATACATTTTCCATGTAGTGAGGTTCAAACGGATCCTTCCAAGTATTCACTTTAGAAACGAAAGGATTAATGGTTAAAGTCGTTCCACTGCAACGGATTCCATCGCCTAATTCCTGATACATAAAGCTCCCCGATTGAACCTGAATACCTTGATTGATTACGGAACCTTGGGACGTTGCAGATGGAGAGGCTATAGTCGTTGAGTTGGCAAATACTGGTTGACTAAATGTTATTGAGTAAAGACAGATACCGATTCCACAATAGAGTCTGTTGTAGTGGTTCTGTTTATTGTTGTTACATTTGAAAGGCCAGGATTTGATAGGGTTTCTGTAAATGAGAAAGCGTTGCCAGCCGTTTTTATTCCCCAGTCGGGTTTGTTTGCTGGTGTTACATCTACTGATGTCCATG